ATGGCAGCGGCGGACACTTCGTTTCAGTTCACAAAGACAGCACTGGCCAGCATCGCGCCGACCAGCAAGCGGGCCTGGTATCGAGACACCAAAACCCAAGGGCTGGCCCTTTGTGTCACCCCGGCCGGCAGCAAGACCTTCTATGTGATTCGTCGCGTGGCGGGCATGGGGCGCAAGGGCAACACCGAGTTTCTGCGCCTGGGCACCTTCCCCGATGATCTGACCGTCGAGCAGGCACGAGCAGCAGCACGCCAGAAACTACAGATGCTGAACGCTGGCGAAAGCGTCCGAGCAGCCGCCACCGCCAAGAAGGACGAACTGACCGTCAAAGACCTTTGGACGCTATGGGAAACCGAGCGATCCGTGGGTCCGAACCCGAAAAAGCCAATTAAACGGAGCTGGAAGAAAGACCTGCGCCTGTATGAATGCCACCTCAAGGATCGGGCGAACCGCCGTGTGAGCGAGGTGACAGCAATACTCGTCGGCAAGATTTTCCGCGACGTGACCGTCAACAGCGGACCAGTCGAAGCGAACCACCTCAAGCGACTGGCGAGGGCGATCTGGAACCACGCGATCAAGCATCACGGCCTGGACACTCGCAACCCCTGGACCACGATCACGGACAACCGGGAAGCACCACGGGAACAGTGGGTCAAGCCAGACCAGATGCCGGCGCTGTTCAAGGCAATTGACTCGATCAGCAACGAGGACGCCGCCGATATCTTCCGTCTGTGCCTGTTCACTGGTGCCCGATCCGGCAACGTGAAGGCGATGCGCTGGGATCAATTGGACCTGAAGGCGAATGTCTGGACCATCGGCAGCGCGCACCATAAGAACAAGCGTGTGCATTCAATACCGTTGCCGCCGCCAGCCGTGGCAATCCTAAAGCGCCGCGTCGGAGTGAGTGCCGAGTGGGTTTTCCCATCCAGCAGCAGCGCGGGCCACGTCACCAATATCTATGCGAGCTGGAAAGAGGTGCTGAAAGCGTTCGCCGCTGAAGTGGGATCGTCTGAGGCGCCGGACATTCGCATTCACGACTTGCGGCATACCACGGCGAGCTGGCTAGTCGGGCAGGGAGTGAGCCTGCCCATGGTCGGGAAGCTGCTAGGACATACCACGACAGTGACCACGGCGCGCTATGCCCACTTAGCGACCGATCCGGTGCGCGAGGCACTCGAAAAAATTACCGCTGCGATGGGCAGCACCACGACGGAGAAATGAGAAATGACCGATCAAGCTATCAATTTTGAAGCCGTTATGACGATGGAGCAGCTCGCCGAGTCCGAGGCCAGACTTAAAGAGTCACATGGGGCAGGTCGCCGCCTGGCGCTTATGACTTTGACTCGATCCAAGGATGAGCTGGCCAAGGCTATATCCGAGCTGGACGAAGAGGCCTTTGAGGCTTGGGTTGACCAGATTGAGCAGTTCCAGGGAGATTTGAAGGCACTGCAAGAGGTGGCAGATACCGCACTGGCGCGAATCATTGTTGCCGGTCAAGCCGCTGTAGAAATGAGCGAGGCACGCTCTTAATTGAGTTTGGCCAGCCTAGCCCGACGGGGCGAAAAGCGGATCACTCAACCGCCTGGCTGGCCATCTATTTGAGTGAATGCCGGAGGGCATAGGATGAGCTTTCATCGGTTTCAAGCATTCGACCCATACCTCACTTTTGCGGAGGGCGAACGAGGCTTTCGGGAAAAGATATTTCTTCAAGCGGACGGCACGCCTTCAGAAACTGCATGGTATGGCAAGAGTCGCGATGGAAAGGGCTACCTCTCGTCCATGTGGCGTATCGGCCGTGATGCATATGCAAGGGTTGCAGAAAGAGCAGGAGAGCAACCTACAGCGGGGTATTTTGAAGAAGTCGCATCGGATATTCAGAAGTTCGAGCGCGAGCTAGCGCCGGAACTGCAGAGGCTCGTCCAGAGCGGAACGCTGAAACTGCAAGAGGATCGGGACGCGGAACCGATAACGGACCTTTCAGCAGCAATAGCGGATGCGCCGGATGGCTGGCTAACCGAGGTATATATGCGAATCATCATGCCAGGGGTGGTATCTCGCGTTGTCCCCGAAGAAGAAGCCCCCGACTTTGAAGGTTTGCTATCCGCCGCCGCGGTTTTGTATCTAGACGACTACATCATTGCTAACCAAATCGGCCGCGGCGTAGACATAGCGTCTGAGTTGGTGATGGTGAATCTCACATCAGCAAAGCTGTATCGCGAAACCGTGGACGCCGCAAAAGAAGCGGTCAGCGCCTTGGGTCGCCGATCAGCTAGCGCGGCTCATAAAGCAACCAATGAGCTGAAGGGAAGAGCGCTGAGCGAGTGGGATCAGAGCGGACACACGTACAGCGGAATGGCCGCATTCGCTAGGCACCGACACAAAGCGTACGAGGTTACAGAGCGCACGCTTTATGGCTGGGTCCGAGAGCATCGGAAGGCTAAAACTTAAAATACAGTCTACGCGCAGACTGTACAGCCTGCGCGGTCGCTGGACTGCCTGCACCGCTCCGCTTTCTCGACCATTGCCTCGTCACTTCTGACCCGACGAGGCAATACTCATGCACACCACCATCGAGGCCATCAAGGCCGATATCGCTGCCGCCCTTGGCTACGATCCGAAGAACCCGCCTGTTCAAGTAGACGACAAGCAAGCCGCCGTTGCCCTGGGCATCAAGGCTTCTACCTTGTCTGTCTGGCGCTCAACCGGGCGCTATAACCTCCCGTATATGAAAGTCGGCCGGCTCGTCCGCTACCGGCTAAGCGATCTTGCCGAGTTCCTGGCGCGCCGTACCTCTGAGCACACGGGGGAGGCGGCATGAATCCAATCGACAACATCCTGTCCCGGCTCGACAAGGTAAAGCCGAATGGCGCCGCCAAGTGGCTTGCCTGCTGCCCGGCTCACGATGACAAAAACCCCAGCCTAAGCATCAAGGAAGCAGACAACGGCACGGTGCTGCTGAAGTGCTGGGCCGGCTGTAGCGCCGCAGAAATCACTGGCGCGGTCGGGTTGGAACTGCGCGATCTGTTCGCCGGCGACAAGCCGCGGTCATCTCAGCCAAGCCGAGCAGCCCGCCAGTTCGAAGCGATGGTCATTACCGTTGCTGTGGAGCAGATGCGCCTAGGCAAGCAACTGTCCGCCGAGGACCAAGAGCGGCTAGAGCTGGCCAAGCGCCGGCTGGGGGTCGCGTAATGGCCGCAGCAATCGAGATTCTGAAGAAGGAATGGGCGGAAGCTGCCGCCAAGGACGCCTGGCGGGCGAACGCCATTCAGGCGACCAGCATCACGCCAACCGCAATTCATTGGGCCTGGCCGGGTTGGCTGGCGCTGGGCAAGCTGACCATCCTTGCTGGTGCTGGTGGAACCGGCAAAACCACGCTGACGATTGGCCTTGCTGCGACCATCACGAGCGGCGGGCGCTGGCCAGATGGAGAACCGTGCCGCGAACGGCGTAGCGTCGTTATCTGGTCGAGCGAAGACGATGCGTCCGACACGATTGTGCCGCGTCTCATCGCCTCCGGCGCTGATCTGAGCAAGGTCTACATTCTGCAAGGCCGCGTCAACGGGCTGGGCGAGGTCGAGCCATTCGACCCGGCCAAGGATATCGACCTGCTGGCCGCTGAGATGGAGCGAATCGGCGACGTGGGGCTGATTATGATCGACCCCATCGTCTCCGCCGTGTCAGGCGATATGCACCGCGCCAATGACGTGCGCCGAGCGTTGCAAGGCCTTGTCGATCTTGCCGAGCAGCACGATTGCGCGGTGCTGGGCATCACCCACTTCTCGAAAGGATCGGCGGACAAGAACCCAGCCGAGCGAGTGCTGGGGTCGCAAGCTTTTGGAGCGCTGGCCCGCACGGTGCTGGTAGCCGCGAAGCAAGAAGACTCCGAGCTTCGTGTGCTAGCACGAGCAAAGTCGAACATCGCGGTGGATGACGGTGGATGCTCTTACACCATCGAGGAATGCACGGTCGGCAGCGGAATCACGACCACCCGCGTTCTATGGGGAGGAAAGATCGAAGGGACCGCGCGCGAGATCCTTGCGGACGTTGAGTCGCAGAATCAGGACGAGCGCCGTACAGAGCTGGACGATGCCTGCGACTTCCTGCGCGATCTTCTTGCCGCTGGCCCGGTTCCGACGAACCAGATCAAAAAAGACGCTGACGGAAACGGGCTTACCTGGGCAACGGTTCGCCGCGCTCAGAAAACGATTGGTGCGGTTGCGAAGAAGGAGGGCGGGGCTTTCGGGGGCGGGAAACAGCAGTGGGTTTGGAGCCTTCCCGCTGAAGGTGCTCAAGATCGCCAGAAGGTGCTCACAGAAAACTATGAGCATCTTCAGCAAAACGTGAGCACCTTCAGCGATTCGCCCGACTTCGATGATGACGACGCGGAGGCTTTCTAATGGCCGCTATCGACTATCTCCGCGATCACGGCTTCAGCGCCAAGGTGAAGGGCAACCGTCTGATCGTCTCGCCATCGAGCAAGCTGACGCCCGGCGTTCGCCAATACATCAAGCTTCATCGCCTGGAGTTGCTGGCAGAGGTCGCAGCGAATGACGGCGAATCTCGCCGCGGTCACTGGACCATTATTGTTGACGGGCATCCGCCGTTTACGATGATCTGCGAGCCAGTGACCCATACCGAAGCGCTGAGAAAGGCCAAAGAACGATGGCCTGACGCAACCGTGCAATGACCTCAACCCCGCCACCGAGCGGGGTTTTTTATGCCCGCTACAACGTGCGTCACCTACCTGTCAACGATTAGTTGCGTCGCATACTGGATGTATGTACAGTATTCGTGCATGTCATCTAACTTTACAGGTAAGACACCGATGAAGATTTCCGCCCTACGCGAGCAGCGCTCCGCCAAGGTCGCCGCCATGAAAACCCTGGTAGATGCCGCAGCCGCTGAAGGCCGCGATCTGTCTGCCGATGAAACCAAGCAGTTCGAGAGCCTGAAGGCTGAAGAACGCACCCTGACTGCACAAGTCGAGCGTGCCGAGCACCTGGCCGACTGTGAACGCCGCGCCGCTGGTACTCCGGTAAGCCAGAACGCATCGACTGACCTCGACCGCCTGGCCGGTAGCGTGTCGGTTATCAAGGTGCTGCGCGCTCAGATGGAAGGCCGCAGCCTGGACGGTGCCGAGCTGGAATATGCCCGCGAAGCCGAGATCCGTACCGGCCGCAAAGCCGAGGGCGCATTCGTACCGTTCGCCAGCCTGGAGAAGCGTGCCAACACCACGGCGACCGCTCCCGAGCTGGTAGGTACTGACCACCGCGCCGACCTGTACATCGGGCCGCTGCGCGAAGCCCTGCTGGCTCGCTCGCTGGGCATCCGTGTGCTGACTGGCCTGCGTGGCAACGTCACCGTGCCGAAATACGGTTCGGGTCTGGAAACTGGCTGGGTCACTGAAGGCCAAGCCGTGCCCGAAGGCCAGATGAGCTTCGACGGCGTGACCCTGACGCCCAAGCACGTTGGCGGCAAAACCGAGATGAGCCGCCAGCTCATCCAACAATCCAGCCCGGCTATTGAACAGCTGGTGCGTGAGGATCTGTCTTTCCTGATCGCCCGCCAGATCGACCGCGCCATCATCAATGGTTCCGGTACTGCCGGTGAGCCGCTGGGCATCCTGAACACCCCCGGCATTCAGACCATCGCAGATCTGCCTGATACCTGGGCCGAAGTCCTGGCGATGCTGGAAATGCTCGATGACGTGGAGATCGCGAACGGTCGCTGGCTGACCTCTGCCGCAGTCCGTACCGCCCTGGCAAGCACTGAGAAAGTGCCCGGCTCCGGTAGTGGCTTCCTGTATGACGGCGGTTCGCTGGCTGGCCTGCCATTGTCCGCAAGCAAGAGCGTTCCGGCCGGCACTCTGATCCTGGGCGACTTCTCGCAAGTCATGCTTGGCGTCTGGAGCGAGGTGGACATTCTGGTCAACCCATACGCCGAACCGGCCTACAGCCGCGGCGGTGTGCAAGTCCGAGCGATGGCAACCGTAGATACAGCGGTACGTCATCCGGAAGGCTTCGTCGTAGCGACCGAGGTCTAAGCAATGGAACGGCGCGCAAGCAATGGGCTGAAGCCTGACGGACGCAAGCTGACCGGCTATGCCGCTCGGTTCAACTCTGAGACGGACCTGGGCGAGTTTGTGGAAGTCATCCGCCCCGGTGCCTTCACCCGGACGCTTGCCGCCGCTTCTGCTGGAAACATCCGGGCGATTTACGAGCATGACGGCAAGTCGCTCCTAGGTCGCCTGGGTTCCGGCACTCTGCGACTAACAGAAGATTCCGAAGGTCTGGCATTCGAGCTCGACCTGCCTGATACCACCCTGGGCCGCGATCTGGCCGAGCTGGTGAAACGTGGCGACGTGGCCGGCTGTTCGTTCGGGTTTCTACCTGTTCGTGACACCTGGGCCGAAGGCGCGAAACCCGTCCGCGAGCTGCGAGACGTGGATCTATTCGAAATCACCATCACGGCCAACCCGGCCTATGACGCGACGAGTGTTCAAGTCCGGTCGAAGCTGCCGCGCTCGATTCGCCTGGCCCGTCTGTACCTGGAGGCCATCGCATGAGCCTGATTCAACGCCTGTTCAAACGATCCAGCCCCGAGCCGACAACCCCGGCATTCGACACCTATTACGACCGCATTGGCGGCTTCCCTGGCGTGGCTGGCGTAGACGTGAACACAACCACCGCCGAAGGTATCAGCGCCGTCTATGCCTGCGTGGCGGCTATCTCTGAAACCGTGGGCAGTCTGCCGCTCGACGTGTACCGCAACACCGACAACGGACGCGAGAAGGCCAAGAGCCACCCGCTGTACCGCCTGCTGCACGACGCGCCGAACAACTGGCAAAGCGCATTGGAGTTCCGTGAGCAGATGCAGCGTCATGTTCTGCTGCGTGGTAATGCCTATGCCGAGATCGTGTGGAACCCGAACGGTTCGGTGAAAGCCCTGCTGCCGATGCACCCGGATAGCGTCACGGTCCTGCGTTCGAGCCTGGGCAATCTGGTCTATGACCACGTTGACGGCAAAGGCAATCAGCGCCGTCTGCTGGCCGATGAAGTCTTGCACTTGCGTTATCACAGCGACGACGGGATTCTCGGACGCTCGCCCATTCAGGTAGCCCGCGACACCATCGGCCTCGCCCTGGCAGAGCGCACCCACGGCGCCAAGATGTTCGAGCAAGGCACCAAGCTATCGGGCGTCATCGAGACAGCACCTGGCACAACCAAGGAGCAGGCCGGACAGATCCGCGAAAGCTGGTCCGCTGGTCAATCGGGCGTCGGCAACCACGGCAAGACCGCTGTGCTACCGCAAGGCGCGACGTTCAAGACTGTGAGCATGACGCTTGAGGATGCTGAGTGGATCGAAGCCCGGCGCCTGTCCATCGTCGAGACAGCCCGTCTGTTCCGCGTACCGCCCGTGATGATTGGCGATATGGAAGCCGCCAACTATTCAAACGTGGTCGAGCTCGCCCGCTTCTTCGTGACCAACACCCTGCGCCGTCATCTCGTTATGTGGGAGCAGGCAGTCAACCGGGCGTGCATTACCAATCCGGCGTTCTTCGTCGAGCACAATGTTGAAGGTCTGCTGCGTGGCGACAGCCTGGCCCGTGCGAACTTCTATCAGCGCGGCATCGAGGACGGCTGGATGCTCAAGTCCGAAGTGCGCCGCATCGAGAACCTGCCAGCCATTGAAGGAATTGACGATGCGCAAACTGAAGATGCACCGCCTGCCACTGGAAGACCGAATGCACGACCCTATGCTGGGGATCAAGATGCACAAGCCAAGGAAGCAGCGGCATGAAGAAGAAACGCACGCTGAGCCTGAACAGCAGCGCGTGGAAGACCCTGCGTGCCGAGGTGCTGGCAAGTGAGCCGCTGTGCCGTATGTGTACAGCGCGTGGCCTGGTAGTGCCTGCCACTGACGTGGACCACATCGAGGACAGCCGCGAGGACTACACCGACGACAACAGCCGGGACAACCTTCAGAGCCTTTGCCACACCTGTCATAGCCTCAAGACAGCCGCGAGCATGAACAAAACCGTGTTCCTGGGCTGCGACGTGAACGGCGTGCCACTCGACCCGGCGCATCCGTGGAATCGAGCGGAAAAATCACCAGCAACCGCTGGCGAGAAGACCGCCCTCCCCCTGCGTGTTTATTGCTAAGTGCCATGAAAACCACCCCACGCCGCCCCCGCTCAGACAGCGCCAAAGCCGCCGTAGCAGCCGCTCAGGCGGTAGCCCTTGGCCCACTACCGCCTCCGGCCTTTGTGCGCGTAGGGAAGGCAGCCAGACCGTTCTGGAATGCCATTGTCACCGCACGCCCGCGTGATACTTGGACCGATGCTGACTTGATCCTGGCCGGAAGCCTGGCCCGCGCGTATGCCGACATCGAGGCGCTGCAAGATGCCATCGACCGTGACGGGCTGCTGGTGGACGGCAAGCCGAACCCCGCCTGCGATCTGCTCGACAAGATGAGCCGCCGCGCTCTAGCAACCGGCCGGCAACTCAAGGTCGATACCATCGCCACCGTGGGCAAGGCTCAGAACATCCCGAAAGGCGCCGAACTGGAGCGAGACGCCCGCGCTCAGCTCGACGACGACCTGATCCCAACCTTGGCGACGATGCAATGACCCGCGCCGACAAGATCATCCAGTTCTGCGAAAAGTATCTGGTAGTGCCGGAAGGCGCGGACGTGGGCAAGCCGCTGGTACTGGCTGAGTTTCAAAAGCAGTTCATCCGCGACGTATACGACAACCCGAACGGCACCCGGCGCGCCATCTTGAGCATTGCCCGGAAGTCGGGGAAGACAGCGACGATCGCTGGCCTGATCCTGGCGCATCTGGTCGGGCCTGAAGCCAAGCAGAACAGCCAGCTAGTGTCGGGCGCAATGAGCCGCGACCAGGCCGCGCTAGTGTTCAACCTGGCGTCAAAGATGGTCATGCAGTCGCCGGCCCTGTCCAAGATTGTCCGCATCGTGCCATCGGGTAAACGCCTGATTGGCCTGCCGCTGAATACTGAGTTTCGCGCCTTGGCGGCTGACGGCAGAACTGCACATGGCCTTTCCCCGGTGCTCGCCATCCTCGACGAGATAGGCCAGATCCGCGGACCGCAATCGGACTTCGTGGATGCCATCACGACCAGCCAGGGCGCACACGCTGACCCGCTGCTGATCGCTATCAGTACCCAAGCCGCGAACGATGCCGATCTGCTGAGCCAGTGGATCGACGACGCCAAGCAGTCGAAAGACCCGCGCATCGTCTGCCACCTGTACACCGCGCCGAAGGGCTGCGACCTGCTGGACGAGGATGCCTGGAAAGCGGCCAACCCGGCGCTGGGCCTGTTCCGCTCCGAGGACGATCTACGCGAGCAGATGCAGCAAGCGGCGCGGATGCCGTCTATGTCCAACACCGCCCGCAACCTGCTGCTGAATCAGCGCGTGAGCCTGGACAGCCCGTTCATATCGCCTGACGTGTGGCTGGCCTGCGATGCCGAGCCAGAACCTTTCGACGGGCCTGTGTATGCCGGCCTCGATCTGTCCGCCCGTACCGACCTGACGGCGCTTGTGCTGATCGGCAAAACGGCTGGCGTCTGGCAGGTTCGCCCGTACTTCTGGACGCCAGAACAAGGCATCTTCGACCGCGCCAAGAAAGACCGCGCCCCGTACGACCAGTGGGCCGCCGAAGGCTACTTGCGCACGACACCAGGCGCGACGGTGGACTATGAAGCCGTGGCCGCCGATATGGCTGAGATCCTGTCCGACGTGGACATTCAGGCCGTCGCCTTCGACCGCTGGCGTATCGACATTTTCAAAAAAGAACTCGACCGCCTGGGCCTCGATCTGCCGCTAGTACCGCACGGTCAAGGCTTCAAGGATATGGCCCCGGCGCTCGACGCACTGGAGGCCGAGCTGCTGAACGGCCGCGTGGCCCACGGCAACCACCCGGTGCTGACCATGTGTGCGTCGAATGCCGTCGCCACCAAAGACCCTAGCGGGGGGCGCAAATTGGACAAGTCCCGCCGCACGGGCCGAATCGACGGCCTGCAAGCCCTGGCAATGGCAATGGGCGCCGCCCAAGCCGCAGCCGCCCCCATTGAAATCGACACCGAGGTATTTTTCGTATGATTACCGTGGCCGAAGCCAAGCAACACCTGCGCGTTATGCACGCGATGGAAGATCCGCTGATCCAGCTCTACCTGGACGCTGCCACCCGGCACGTCGAGCAGTACCTGGGCGACGATCTGCCCGACCCCATGCCCGAGGCCATCCAATGCGCCGTTCTGCTGCTGACCGGGGATCTGTACGTCAACCGGGAGCGCCAGTCCGACCGCCCGATTCACGAGAACACGGCTTACCAGCTCCTGCTGGCTCCGTATAAATCAATGGCGGTGCTGTGATGAATACCGGACGCCGCCGCCACCCCGTCGAGGTGCAGCAGTACACCAGCGTGCAAGACATGCAGACCGGGGAGATGATTCAAGGCTGGGCAACGATCGGCACCGAATGGGCGAGCATCGAAGGTATCAACGGGCGCGAGTTCATCGCTGCAGACGCTCAGCAATCGGCCACAACGATGCGAGTGACCATCGGCTACCGCGACGACCTGACCACGGCGCACCGCCTGGCCTACCACGGCAAAAAGTACAACCTGAAAGCCATCCTGCCCAACAACACGCGCACCGAGCTGGTGTGTATGTGCGAGGTGGGATTGATCTGA